ACTGCCCACTAAAGCCACTGCCAAACAGAGCCTAGCAGCCTTGATCCGTGAAGCGATCCTACGCTGCAAACGCATGGAGTTTGCTCGTGACATTGCTGTAGACTACGGCGTTGAAGACTTGGGCATGGCACGCGCACTGGCTCGCACTTACGTTAACAACAACTGGGACAAGGTGGAGGCATAATGAATAACGCACACATATTCAAAGTAGACTATCCGGGAGTGGCACAGTTCACAGCCACTCCCCTCATAGACACCGCCTCGCCCACACGAGTGTTCCAGGTGATACACAACCTAGTAGTAAGCACGGCTATGAGCACTCAACGAACAACCCAGGAGAGATAAGACATGCTATTCATCTTAACCCTTGCCGCAGTCGTAGTTGCCAGCATTTGCACTGGCATACACATAGCAGAGGGCGACGCCGCCTGGGCCACTGTGTGGAGTGCACTGGCCGCCTTTAACACGTTCTCAATCTACGTGCAATACACAGTGGCCACTAAGTGAAGAGGACACAGAGTTAGTAGTAGTCACAGTACTCAGCACCCTAATGTGGGCAGCGTTGGGTGCCAACATGTACAGCCTAGTGGGCCAGCAACATCTCGCACACTATCAGAGCCGTCATTGATAGTGTGCATGTTTGCTCGGACCGTGACGATGATAGTAACTGAAAGACTCAGACACACGGTGGGAGGTGAGAGAAAAATATTTTCTCGAGGGGGGGGTGGGGAAATATTTTCTCGGGGGGTCGGGGTATAGTAATTAATAATTAAAACAACAACTTAGTTGTGCTTAATGATTCTCTTTTCTCTTTTCTCTTTTCTCTTTTCTCTTTTCTCTTTTCTCTTTTCTCTTTTCTCTTTTCTCTTTTCTCTTTTCTCTTTTCTCTTTTCTCTTTTCTCTTCTCTTTTAAAACTAGTGGGTGCAAAATCACCACCTCACTTCTATAAGTACTTCTCCTAAAATTTTCGCGCGCAATTTTTTACAACTCTGCAAGAACCCTTTCTCTACTGTCTTTCTCTACTGTGCTCTAAAACAACCACCACGGTATTGTAAGTACTTCCCTAAATTTTTTTGCGCACAATTTTTTACAACTCTGCAAGAACACGTTTGGAGCGTGGATCAACAGCGGTCACACAGTCCTCACTCACACTGTGATTCTACTGTGAGCTACGCTGTCTAGTGAGACCTCACTCCCAACAGGCCAACGGTAAATAACGGTATGTACAAACTTATTATTGAATACACGGATCAAGACCAACTCTCGCCATTGGCTTGCAGTCTGCGAACTTTTGCAATCAGCACTATGCTGGCAGACTACGACGCTTACGGCTGCCAGCTCAACTCTACTACCATAGTCTTCGACTGTAACGATCAGCGTGACATAGCTATGATGGTAATTGGCGACGATCCAAACATCAGCAGTCTAAGGCTGGGCTAGCACGCTAGCAAGCCCCGGCAGACTCTTTGTGCGCAGTCTTAGACGGGTTGCGCAGCGTATTTCTTAGCCTGTGTAAATTTTCTTGGCAGACTCTTCAAATGAGTAAATTTTCTTACTGAAGTGTAAATTTTCTTGTGCGGTAAACAAGCCGGCGCTGAACTGTGACTGTACTGTGACCGAACTGTGACTGCAAACAGTGACTGTACGGTGACTGTACGGTGACTGTAAACGGTGACTGTAAACGGTGACTGTACGGTGACTGTAAACGGTGACTGTAAACGGTGACTGTAAACGGTGACTGTAAACGGTGACTGAACTGTGACTGAACTGTGACTGAACTGTGACTGTACGGTGACTGTACGGTGACTGTACGGTGACTGTACGGTGACTGTAAACGGTGACTGTACGGTGACTGTAAACGGTGACTGTAAACGGTGAGGCAAATAAGCGCAGAGATCTTGCCCTGCAAAAATGCGCTTACCGCTCCGCGGGTTCGGGCTTTGGTGGTGGGTGACACGCTGGCCATTTTCGTATATGATATCACTAAAGACTGGGGTTTCAACATGCACTACGAAATTAAATCTATAGTAAACGAAGACCTCAAGCACGTCAGTGCCTTCATTCTGCGGAGCCTACCTTTTTCAGCAGAGACGACATTTTCTGACAGAGACCGATTGGAACGTGTTGTCGATTGGTGTGACGAACACATAGACGTAGCGGATTGGGACTTGAACATAGGTTCCTCAGGTAGCATATACCTACTGTTTATTAGGACCAGGACAAGTAAGCAACAGCGGACTATGAGACTGTTTGCTACTTTTTCTGGGGCTGTGTGGTATGACCTTGAAGCGTTGGCTGCATTGGATTGCGATGAATGAATAGCTTGAACGAAAATGATCCAGACGGAAATACAGTTTACTATCGGCTACGTGGCATAGGTCCCGGCAAGTTAGTAAGAGCTGCTATTGAATTACAAAAGTTGAATATTAACTATTTCGTTAGAATAGGGCACGATGAACTATCTCCTCAACTCGGTAAACATTGCGTTCCGGAATGTTTTTTGTTTCTTGACTATGATGGACGTAGTCAAGAAACAAAACTAAATTTGTTAGTGGGACACTTAGTCACCGTCGAACCAGTTCCTAACTTTAGTAGCTTACGAGAACTGTCACTGCAAGAAAGCACAAGATGGGGCGCCATGAGCGTCTACGTCCGTAACACCCGCAATCAGTAATGTTGTTAACAACAATGCGTATTGCTTGGTATAATTGAGTGCTGGGAGCCAGCAGGTTCTGACATAAACTTTATCGCTAAATAATGGATGACATGGACTAAATGGAAACAACCTACCAAAACGCAATTACTTGAATTAGACGAAGTGAGCTTTAACGGCAGTTCGCCTAGTCGGGGACTAGTCAGCAATAAGCCTATTAGTGCAGTTTCTAATTACTTCGGCGGATTATACACTGTAGAATCCAGTGCAATTGTATTTACTGACTTCGGCTTTGACGTTAACAACCAAGACGTTGAATACATTGAACTGTACCTTCATGTGTCAAGGTTAGGCAGAACTCAGGATAAAACAATCTCTTTGTTTATGGATAAGAAGATAGGAAAGAATCAATCTGACCTTGAAGCTGCTGACGAACACACGTACACAGGCGGGCTTGAAGAATGGAAGATTGCTAGTGCTACTATGGACTATAACAGCCCTGAGTTTGGGGTTATTATCGACCTGCAACCCCATACACAATACCCCTCTAATGTTACAGTCTACTTACGAAAAATAGCAGTTAGACTCAAACTCAAATAGCCAATTCTTCATCTAGTACAGCAGCACCGCTAGTGAGCACACGACCCACTGTGCGGTGCGACAGACACGTTTCTTGTGTATTTTATTCGTCATCGTCGCCCAGTTCGTTTAGGAACTGTCGCAGCTTAGTACTGTCTGTTTCTGCTCTTACTTTTCCTGTTTCATTTTCAATCGTTGTGTTACTAGTTTCTGAAGTAGTTGACGTGTTGCCTCTTTTGAGTGCATTTACAATAGCGCCACTGCCGGCGCCACTGTTTGCTGTTGCTGCTGCATCGTCTTCGTCTTCGTTTAGGTCGGAGATGCGCAAGCTGTCTACGTCAAACGCCAGGTCAATTTTATTGCCCACACCGCTTGAACTACGTGTTTTCATTAACTGTATTTGGTAGCGACCGTGTTCTCGCATAGCTCTGCTGGTGAAGATACCAAACACGTTGTCTGCTGTTTGTATCTTACTCAAGCCACCTGATATGTGACTGTGATCAAATTCTATCTCTTCTACTGCTCCCCTGTTCAACTGTGCTGCCGTTACAAAAACAGTGTTCAGTTCCATTGCTAGATTACGCAATTCTTCACTCACATACTTGTCTTTGATGTACAGGTTCTCTGCACTAATCTTAGCACCGTTGGGCATCAATAGATCCAAATAGTCAATCAACAGCACGTCTACTTTACTGCCTGTTTTAATTTCGTACTCTTTAACGTATGACCTAATGTCATTAGGCGTTTTGCCGGATGGCATGTACTTAACTTGAAATCTGCCTGACTTTTTGCCGATCATCTTAACTTTCATTTCGACATCATCAATGTTCTTGAAAATGTCGCGTGTGCCTACGCCTGTGACCATACTGTCAACACGCATAGACACCAGATTCTCACTAAGCTCGAGTGTAACGTACAATACGTTCAATCCAGCCAACGCCCAGTTCACACCTAGGTTAGCAAGGAACAGTGATTTACCTGCACCTGAGTTATGACTAGACAATCCATTAGTGTAGTATCTGTGGTTTTCATGATCAATGTGAAAGTCATATACTGTACGCTGTCCTGCTGCTTCTATACTGGTTACTACTTCGGAGCCGGACTCTG